CCCCTCGATGAAATAGCCCACAAGATGGAAATGACTTGGGGTGTGGATAGGTTGGAGACATTGGTGCCACCAGAACTGGCGATGCAATTTGGTATTGGTAAGGCACAACTCGACCAGGCCATCGACGAACGCAACCCGCAACTAGTAGCGCAAAAGGCAGCGGCACTTATTAGAGGTTGGCAAGCACTTGATCAGGCCGCGGCACATCACATGACCATCGACCAGGTTGCCACCGCCTGGTATTGGCGGCATCCAGAAACTGATGAAGGTTTTGCAATTACCAAGGATAATGCATCCGCACAGGCAATCAAACGCATCGATCAAAAATCAATTATATATACTTTGGATGAGGTGTGCAGAGTTCTCCACTCTCAAAAATTGGTGAACGATGTTAAAAATACTTTTCCTGAAAGTCGAATTGAAAAGATCGAAAATTTAAGTGTTAAAAATTTAGATCAGGAGATTGATTTCTAATGATAAGGCGTAAAAAGAAACCCACATTAGTAGATCACGGGCCAATAGAAAGATTGCAACATGCTGTTTACGAAAAAATAGAAACGACAACGGCCGGTGTGAAAGCCGTGAGGAATATCACTATTGATCCAATTACTACGTATGTTAGAAGAAACACAATTACTCAAACTCAATTTGTTGCAGCGGAATATTTTGCAGGTCAGTACCGAAAAGCTGCTTTGGTTGCTGCCTACAGTCACGTAAGATTTGGTCACACGCCAGGTGGTCAGAGTGATGAATTTCTAGAGCAAGTAAACGACACAAAAAAGAAAGTTAGAGCCGCATTGAAATTTGTAGGTCAGCCCTTGGCATCGGTAATTGAGCATGTTGTTGGTAATGACCAGCCGGCTGGTACGTGGTCTGGGGTTAAAAATAGTAAACGATCAACGCAGGACGGAATGGTTGCTTTGAGACTTGGCCTAGATGGATTGATTATTTTCTATAAGATTAGATAAAAAATTTGACATGAGGTGTTTTCGTTAATAGCTTGGTTTCCATGATGAGCCATTTGGCTTAAATCTCCCTTAACTCAGGCCACCTATCCCATGCTAGGTGGCCTCTTTTTATTTTATGGTGACCGATGGCAAGACCGTCTAAGCGCAATCCTAGTTTAATTGAGGCGTTGTTAATTGGGTTAGAAGAAGGCCGATACGAAAATGGCTTGTGTGAAGAGCTTGGCGTGGACCCGTCAGCGGTTCGTGCCTGGAAGCGAAACGATAGCGACCTTCGTGAACAGGTCAGAGAAGCACGGTGTGACGGCATCCTGGCGCGGTTAGAGACAGACAAACTGAGGCTTGAAACTGCAGCAAGTCGCGATGAAATCCTTCGGGCTAAAGAGTGCCTGGCGCATAGCCGGTGGGAAGCTGAAAAACTACTCAAGGACTTCCAGCCCGTACAAAAGCAAGAGGTTGCGCACGTTGGACCTTATGTCATTGGGTGGGAATCAGACGTTGTGTTAGATGGTGTAGATGAAAAAAGAGTTGTGAGCGACGAAGAGCTTGATGCTGCGACATCAGAGGAAGTAGTTAATTAATGGTTGGCCTTCACGTTTCTCCCGCCTCGCACATGCGAGATTGCTAATATATGCGTGATCATAACGTGAACAACTGTGGATACCTTAGCAATATCAATAGGTTATGTCGCATATAGCGTTACAATTTGACATAATGTACATTATGCGATTTTGCGCCCATAAACGGCAGAACTCTGCGGTTTATGCCGTATAAAATAAATATAAAATAAAAAAATTTATTATTTCTGGCTGAAAACAAAGGGGGGGTACCCCCGGATTTTGGTTGGATTTGCCGTATTGATGGGTCCACCACTCAAACCTGACACCTACTCAGAAAATAAAGGTGTACACCACATCATGCCACGAATAAGAAATTATAAAAAGGAATACGCTGAGTTTCATGGCAAGCCGGCCCAGGTGAAGCGTAGAGCGGCTAGAAACGCTGCCAGGATGCAGTTATCGAAGGCTGGTCGTGTTAGCAAGGGTGATGGCAAGGACGTTGACCACAAGGACCGCAACCCCAAAAATAATAGTGGTAAAAATTTGCGAGTGCAGTCTATTGCAAAGAACCGCGCTAGGAACAGCAACCGGACTAACACTAAGCCTGGCTTGCTTGGTAAGAGAAGATCAATTTTAGGTTAGGAAATTATTATGGCTTTGTTAAAAAAGAAGGCGGCTCCGAAGAAGCGTGCAAAGAAGGTTGACGGTACGTTTAAGGCTGACGATCCTTCGACGCCGGATGTTAATGAGGCTTTTGTCAGCACTGACCAAGCTCGTCGTGAAATTCAGAGGGCTACGCGGTCGAGGACAGGCTCAAGAAGCCGTAGGCTTGGTGGCAAACTCATTGATTAATGAGGGAGTTTTTGCCTAACGTATTAACGGCTAAAGAGGCTGAGACGCTTGCTGGCGTTCTTGATTACATTGATTTTAATGATGTGCGTATTAGTAATATTATTAGCAGTGTTCGAGGATTGGCTCCCATAGATTTATGCGAGAATTCCTATGCAAGAGTTGAGAAGCGCGCTGAAGGCCATCTTTGGCACAATGACACAGGGACTAAGGGCCACATGGAGTGGTGTAAGTACAGTGCTTCTGTTTTGCTTGTGCCGCCTAATCGATTCACTGGCGGCGGTTTTTATTTTAGGGATCAGCCTAGTGATCCTGTTTTTCATTTTTGTGATTTATTGGTTTATAGCAGTGGCCCTGAGAATGTTCATAGTGTTGCCAGGAACAGTGGCGAGAGGGTTTCATTAATTATGTTCTTTGGGGGATCGAAGGATGGTCAGGCAGAACAAGCAAAATAAGGTTGTTATACCTTACAACCCGCGGCCGTTGCAGAAAGTGTTTCATAAGCAGTCTAGGCGATTTAGTGTTGCGGTGGCCCATCGACGCTTTGGCAAGACGGTCATGGCGATTAATTGGTTATTGAAAGAGGTTTTAACATCACCTCATCCCCGCGCCCAGGGAGCTTACATTGCTCCGACTTACGGAGCGGCGAAAAGGATTGCTTGGGTGATGTTGCGCGATTACGCCGGTGTGTTGCCTGGCGTGAAGTTTAATGAGGCTGAGTTGCGGTGTGACTTTGCTGACGGTCAGCGGATTTGGTTGTTAGGATCAGAAAATCCAGACGCATTGCGGGGCATGAGGCTTGATGCATGCTGTCTGGATGAATATGCTGACATGAATTCTCGGTTGTTTCCAGAGATCGTCAGGCCAGCCCTGTCAGACTTTGGTACTGGTAAGTGTTTATGGATCGGGACTCCCAGAGGCGAAAACCAGTTTAAAGAAATTTACGACACCGCTAAGAGAGAGATGGAAGATGGCAACGACGAATGGTTTGCAATGTTGTTTCCGGCTTCAAAGACTGATGTTTTAGCACAAAAAGAGTTAGACGCTGCTAGGGCGACTATGGATGAGAGCCAATACCTACAAGAATTTGAGGTATCGTGGGCAGCGGCGTTAATTGGTTCATATTATGCAAAGCAGTTGGATAGTATCGACTTAGCTGGTCAAATTGATCGAGTTCCTTGGGAACCGAACCTTCCGGTAACAACCAGTTGGGACTTGGGAATTGCGGATTCCACCGCGATTTTCATGGTACAGCAAGCAAAAAACGAACAATATCTTAGGGTTATTGACTATTACGAGGACACTGGTGAGGGTTTACACCACTACATAAAGGAATTGCAGAGCCGTCCGTATACTTATGATAAGCACCTTTTCCCCCATGACGTTATGGTGCGGGAATTAGGAAGCGGCCATAGTCGTTATGAGACGTTACAAAGCCTGGGGGTGCGACCGACTGTTGTACCTAAACTATCCGTTCAAGACGGAATTGAAGCAGTGCGCGGATTGATCCCCAGGTGTTACTTTGACCGCGGTAATGTTGCGGAAGGTTTAAAGCACTTACGCCATTACCATCGTCAATTCAATGATCGCACTGGCGATTGGAAAGATAAACCGAACCACGACAAATCAAGTCATGCGTGCGATGCTTTCCGATATTTAGCGGTAGGCTTGCGTGACGGTAGCTCTGATGAATTGGCACACGCTGCTAGGACAGGCCGTATGTCAAACGGTCTTCCTGTTATGGCGGCGATGGATACGGATTTTGGTTGATATTGTCCCAGCCAGATACGGTGACGTTGTTTATATTGCGCGCAATATGCGTAAATTGGACGCTGAAGAAATTTTGCCTCTAACATGGTCAAGAAAGCCGGAAGATTTAGCCGCGGGTGTTTGTGCGTCTAATGGTATTGCCAATGTTGCACTTTCTTCTGGCCGGCCTGTAGCGGCTTGGGGCGCAACAATGACTCGGCCTCAAATGTGGACAGTCTGGATGTTTTCGACAGATCGATGGCCTGATGTGGCTTTGACAGTTACTAGGAATATTCGTCGGGTAATGATGCCGTCAATGATTGAATCTGGAGCGGTCCGTGCAGATTGTTGGTCGATGGATGGGCATGACACTGCTCACCGTTGGTTAGAGGTTCTCGGTGCGTTACGTGAATGTTCAATAGAAGATTACGGTGCAACCAGAAAAACTTTTCATTGTTACTCATGGACGCGTTCTAGGTTAGAGCGTGATGGAGATTTTAATCATGTGCGTAGGTCCGTTAGCTCCCAAAATGCCAACCCCACCAGCACCGCCACCGCCACCGCCAGCCCCGCCAACCAGAGACGACCCTCAAATAAATGCAGAGGCAACGGCGAAAAGAAAACGTATTTTGGCGCAGAAGGGACGGAGTTCGACCATCTTGTCTGGGCCATTAGGTGATGAAACAGACGCCAATGTTGGCAAAACTTTGTTAGGAAGTTGATTATGTGTGGTGACGGGCCCGGTTCAGAAGGTGGTTATGGCAGCAATACTGCTTACGGACCAAATACAAAAGGGACTTTGTCACAATCTTTTGCGACTACTAACCCTGGGACAACCGTTGGAATAGATGAATCTATGGGTAACACTGTAGGAAATTTTGCTAAAGCTAATGCAAAATATGTTGCTGCCGCTTTGATTCCAGGCGGCATGGCGGCTTTGGCTTTAAGTAGTCTTGGTTTAAAGCCAGGAAAACCAACTAAAGGCGGCAAGCCCCCTGACGGACGCGCTGACGGCCGCAGAAAGGCAATTGCTAGTAAGGCCGTGGCGGCAAAAACGTCACCAGCCTTAACGCCAACGCAAGATACTCTTGGTGTCCCGGCAGCACCAGCAAGGTCTAAAAATATTACTAATCGTAGGTCTAACGTCCTTACTGGGTCGCAAGGCATCTTGGGTGCTGCCAATGTTGGTAAGACGCTTCTAGGAAGTTAATATGTGCAATCCAGAAATGATGAAAACTTTTCAAACGCAATCTTCAGGGGTTAAACCGTCTACCGGCTCTTTGGGCTACCGTTTAGACCAAGGTCAGCGTGTAGCATCTTCCAATGCTGGTGGCGGGACTAATGGTTCAACAATTTTAAGCGGCACCCCGCGAAACAGCGGTGTTGATGCACAACGCAAAACGACAATGCTAGGCATTTAATATGGACAACAATGAAATTTTCAAACGGTTTGAGCTTTTGCGTAATGGACGCGGGGTGTGGGAATCTCATTGGGAAGAAATTGCGGAGCGGGTGCTGCCTCGATCGGCAGAGTTTGTGGGTGAGCGTGAGCAAGGCGACAAAAGAACAGAGAAATTATATGATGCTACAGCGGCTTTAGCCCTAGAGAGGTTTGCTGCGGCTGTTGAATCTTTATTAACTCCCCGCGGAGCGCGTTGGCATACGTTACGTTCAACTAATGAAGCATTAAATAGAGATGATGAAGTTAGAGCTTGG